GTAAAAGAATCTAAATCTTAGACCCCATTCTTTAAACGCCAATAAATCTTTGCGAATGGCAGCTCCATTAATTTTTGGTCCGTCAGGCATAATCACATAACACCCTCTTTCAACAACATCAGTTGCAGGGCAGTTAGGGTTTATACTAAATGTTGTTCCTTGATTCTCATAACAACTTAGACTAACCATATTAGCACAATCAAAACTTTCTAAAACGTTTGTACTTGCTGGTAAATCTTGGATGTCAGGTTCTACAGTTTCAAATCCCGTTGAGAAGTTTTCAGTTGTAAAATCTTCACTGTCGGTGTTTAAAACATATATCGCAAAACCATTGTTTTGTTGTAATACAGGGACAATAGAATCCCAACTTGACCCATCTAAATAATCCGAACTAGGTAGTCTATCAGTTCTCATAACATTATAAAACTTAGATTGAATATTGTTATTAAAACTTGTACCAGTAAATTTAGGTAATAGTGAAAAAGACAGGTATAATGAACTCGTGTTATTAGGTTTCTCAGATGATATTGTATAGTAGTAATCACCACCCGATAAATCTTCTGAGTTATCATATCTAGCCCAATTTGGTGTCGAAGAATAACTGTTGTTTACACTATTAGTTGTTAATGATTGGGCTCCGCTAAGTGTTGGTCTGTTAAAGAATCCGGTTACAAACGAAAAATTACTCGATGCGTTCGGACCATAAAAATAAGTTCCAAAATTAGTAGATTTATCTAAACTACTATAGTATCCAACATTCTCTGATGTAAAACCTGAAAAGTCATTACCCGCTCTAAAAAATTTAGATGGTATGAAAATCTCAGTTTGATTACTATGATTTTGAACTGAGATTGTTGATGAACTATTTAACGCTTGAATTGGTACATTTATTCTTGTTTCACCCGTAATAATAATATCATTTTCATTCGGAAACCCAAGTATTTTACCAACCCCATACTTGTTAGTATATTTCGGTGAATATGGGTCAACACCTCTTTGTAATATCAGAACATATTGATTATCAAAATCACTAAAGACATCTCGTGTCTTTAATGTTTTAGTTGATAAATCACTACCATCACTGTTACCAGGCCAAGCTAAAAGATTTCTAGCGTTGTATTTTATAATTGTTGATGAGTCTAACATTTCAACAAACCCCCCATAACTTATTGGTGGTGGACAGTTACCAACAACTGTTATACTACCTTGGTCTATAGTTGGTGGTTGACACGCACAAATATCCATACTAATAGGGTCGTATCTTCCAAATCCATCATCAACTGTAGGACCTAACGATACTGTTTGAGGTGTGTTATTACAATCTATGTAGTTTATAGTTGTAGAAGTAGGTGCATTTGTATACGGTTCTATTGTTGTTATAGTATATGTTTGACAAGTAGAACAACCTTGAGATGCACTCAAGTTAAACGCCTCACTCATTGTGATTGCAGTGATAACTTGATAATACTCAATATCCATAGGATATTTGTAATTCGTTTCGGTTGAACCTGTATTCAAATAGTAGGTAACACTACTATTTGTGAATTGACCTGTTGCGTAATCAATCTGTATCGGTCCTGCAGATGGAAATAAAGTTTCTCCTGAGATACCAGTAATGTAAGCACCATCAAAAGTTTCTCCTGTGTATAGATAGTTAACGTCTTTACTGCTTTGTGGATTTACAAAAGTAAGTAATGTACCAGTTTCAAAATTAGTTGATGTTACAATTGTTAAGCTGTTGTCATAGTGATTTACACCCGTATTTCCGGTGTAGTTAAAACTGACACTCATTTTATTGATATCATCAAAATATTTTTTTCTTGTGTTGAATGTATTAATTCTCGCTCCCATAGGTATACTTGTTGAGTAAGCAAAGAATTTTCTTGGTACTAACTTCACATTTAACACCTCATATTTAGAATCAGGTAATCTACTAACTTCAGACTCGGTTGATTTAAATTGATAAATTTCATTAACCTTCTCAACTCTAGTACCCATAGCTTGCGAAAAAGTTAATGCAACAACACCTTTGTTTGCTTCAGACAATTCTGTATCATCACCCGTTTGATATGGTAATGAACCCTCATTTATTTTTTCAAAATACAATCCATTATTAGAAAATTGACTTAGTAATGAAAAAGGAACTGAACCATTATCATCTGAAGTATCACCAGGTTTACAATCACACGCAGTACAACCGGGGTATGTTATCATTGGTAATCTTATAGGACCAAATCTTTTTGATTTAAAATTTTGATAGTTTTGTATCAATCTTATACCTAAAATTAAAAGACCCGCTCCAACAGCCGCGGACAGAATCATTACACCTATCGCAGGAAAAGCCGCTCCTGCTTGAATAAAGAATGATACTGATAGATAAAAAATTAATCCGATTACAACAGGTGCTAATACCCCTGAAATTGCGTTCCAAAGAGACCCCAAAATATTCCATACTACGATTTGTATTGAACCGAATAGTTGGACTATTTGCATCAATATTGCAAATAAGAAATATATTGCATCAAAGTTTTTAAAACCTTCATTTACGGGAAATTTATTAACTGTTGACGCACATTCATCGTCATCAATTTCTTTAATACCAATAAATTTTGCACGATTAGTCCCTCTCTTATATTGGTCAATTAAAGATGATACTGTGTAGACTTTATTAAAATCAAACTCATAAAAAGTATCTTCACAATTTATTGCAGCGGCTAGTTTCTGATTTTGTATACTCGCAGGAACCGCCTTGTTACCTGTATATCCCGACCATTCTAACCCAAAATAATATGAGCTTTGTAATTCACTTTCAACTGCGGCTGAAGTGGTATTATATGTCGGGTCTTGGAAAGGATTACTCCACCCATACTCCCTCACATTTGGAACTAAATAATATGGTCTTCTAACTTTTTCAGTTGCTTGAGGAGATTGTGCCCACTTAACTTTGAATCTATATTTTGCTTTAGTTGGTATTCCGACTGACGGGTCATTTGAAAAAATTCTGCTTCCGTCTTCAGCGGTTATCACGTAATTTAAATTCATTGGTAACTCAGTAACCCAAGTACCATCTTGGTCAATTACATTACCTGAATTTGGTAATCTATATTCTTCAAGTACAGGTCTACCTTGGTCATCTTGGAATATAGTTTGTCTCACAGATAATATCTGACCGGGTCCTGATGTTAAATTACAAAGATTGCCTAAATTGTCTTTTGGTTTACAAGCGGATTGAATCATTCCTGGAGGTCCATCGTTACCAAAGAAAGGCGCAGCAACTCTAAACTTATCTATAGTTGAAACCATAGAACCAATAAAAACCGCTGTCGGTTCTATTTCAATATTTGCTTCTTGTCGTAAATCAAAATCAACTCTATTAACGGCAGCAAGACATTGATTTGGGTCACCCCAAAATGGACTAACGTCAATTACTTTCTGTAATGAAACTATTTGTGGTAATGTATCAATATCTGTAGATGAGTTGAATCTATCTCCCCCAACTTGAGCTTCAGTTGCCCTACCCATTCTTATAAGGTCTTGAGGTGTGAGTGAGAACTCTCCGATGTCACTCAAATCTAAATCCATCAATATTACTTGGTCTCCTGTAGGAACACCAAAAATCATATAGTCACCACTTTCATTTGTGGTTACAGTATATTTGTAATATTTGTCATATAATTGAGCTGCGACAGGGTCTTTTAAAACATCTTCTCTTGTTGGGAATGTTCCTGTTGCGGCGTGTTTTACGTATTGAGGTTCATAAGGTAATAGATTATACCTATACCCATCAACGTTTTTATCGTTTGGTGTCGCGTATGAATAAATTTCATAAATTTGGTCATTCACAACATCTTCTTGTGTGACAGGAATGAAAATTGATACTTTAGCGTTTGCTAATCCTAAACCACCATTGGCAATAACTCTACCCACAATAACTCCGTATTGTGAGCAGTCTCGACTATAAACGTCATTTTGTGAAATCTGTAATGATAAGATTTCTAAAAAATCAAAATCTTGTTCTAATTCTAAGGTGATATGTTTATCGACCCCAACTTCTGTTTTTATCCTATATGACTTTCCCATTCAGGTTTTATTGATAAATAGTTATTTTGGAATTTTGAAAAGGAATTCCACACGTATTTAAAAAATAACCTAAACGTAAATTAAATAAACAAGTTAAGAGAAGGAAACATTTTGGAAATTCTTAACACGAACCTTAATATCTTTTTGTGGGTATCTAATTTGATACACTTGGTTAGGTTCTGCAAATATGGTATCATCTACAGGTCTGATAATTTTTAACTCAGGGTCAGCATATGCCATCGAAGTTTGTGATGATGAATACTGTGCACCAACTTTGTTTTCAACTATTATTTCAGTTACCGTAATAACACCATTTTGGTTTTGAATAATACTTTTTAATTCTGATAGATATACATTCTGACCAAGTTGTCTTACTTGAGGGTTAAAGTAATCTCCAATTTTATTAACAACATCGGTAACAATTTGACCTGAGTTTTGAGACGCGTCTAATACAACAAAAACCTCCACAGCCAAATCTATAACTTCGGCAGAACCAACAACTACATAATCATTCATCATTCGATAGTTTGATAAATAAGTTGCAACATTTTGTCGTAAAGTATTTGATACGAGTGGTGTTAATTTTCCTGAAGTATCATAAGACAATAAGTTAATTTGTATTTTGTTATTGTTTTCAGTGATTGATACTTTTGCCGGTGCACCAAACTGACTTGGCATTGTTCTTAAAATTGCTTCGTAGTCATTTACAGTAACCGCTCTTTTTTGTGCTGCAAAGTTATATGTAACATAGTTTCTAACTTCTTCAACATTTGGCGCATTAGCACCTCCAATAGCCGCTATCGGGTTGGTACATCTTAATGAATTAATCACACTACTGTTGGTTTGTTGTGAAGGACCATTAACAAAGAATGATACCGTTCCAACTTGGTTAATAACATTAACCCCCAAGTTAGTTGCAAGTCCACCACCAACTCTATACTGAACAAATAAGGTCGTATTAGGAACTAATGTTGAACCTAATGAAAAGTTATTTGATAAAGTTTGTAGGTTAACTGGGACACCTAAATTGGTAAAGGCATTTAATTGGTCTTGTGCTGAGGTTGTTCCACCACCAAAGGTCATCTTACAGAAACCTTCAGGTGTAAATTCAGAAATGAATTTGTTATTAGTTTGTAGATACCTACCTACTTTAATACCCGGGTCGTCTGAAACTTTAGTTGGGTCTTCGATGAAGATTCTATCTTCAGCCAAAGCATCCACCTCATACCATCTATTCGCTAAACCTAAAAATTCCGCAGCTGTTGGTGTGTTTGTATAGTTTGTACCATTTTTCAATAATACACTTGTAATACCTAAAACATTCTTATCAGGTAAGAATAATTCATAGAACGGTTTTACATCGGCAGGTCCAATAACTTTTTTGAAAACTTTTGTTAATCCATTAACAACTTGTTCTCTTTTAGTAATCGTATAGTTAATCAAGTTTCCATTAGCGTCAAAGTTTGGAATCTTGAGTCTATTAGGAAATCCTTGTGAGTTGTATGGTGAAGCGAAATCAATCTCGTATTGGTTTTCAAAAACAATACCCGCACCAAAAACTTGGGACCCTCTGTTTAGAATACCCAAATATCTTTCATCTTCTTTGTCACCATATGCTGGTACAGTAATTGAGAAATCAACAACTGACACTGAAGGTCTTTGACCTGGAACTTTTAAACCATATGTTCTGGCAATGTTATAAATTGATGAACGTTGTTGTGCATATTGTAATACAGTTTCTTGTATGCTTCTATCAATATGGTAATGTAGGTTATCGGCAACCGCAGCATTCAAATCTAAGAATACTGAAAATACTGACGCGTCGTTGAAATCCTGTATTAATTCAGGATAATATGTTCTAACATAATTTTGTAACTCCAGTCTTATACTTTCGTAATCCCTTGAAGTGTATGAGATTTTATTATTTGCCATCTATTCTTAAATATTGATAATCACAAAATCACTTTGTGCAAATGCCGTATTATCTACTGCATAATCTATTTTAACTTTTGCGGTATATTCTGATGTTCCTTTACCAGGTACTTTATAAACGTATTCGTTAGATTGCATTGGTAAATTTTCTCCTCGGGCATATTCAACTTCAACTGTAGGGTCCGCAGGTTCAATTGAAATATTGTTTATAATTAGGTTCGGCATAAATTGACTAACCGCATCCCTTATGTCTGCCTCAATAGCATCAAAGGTTAAACCATCAAAAGGTTCAAAAATAAACTCATATATTCTAGTCCCAAAAGTTGGTAAGTAATACCTTGAACCCTTTCTTGTTAGAATCAAATGCAATAAATCTGAACGTATCTGATTATACTGCGTCTCTGTCAACAAAAGGTAATCACCCTGAGTTGAGTTTTCAAAAGGGAAATTCAATCCATATGTTAAACCTTCAGCCATTCTATACTAATATAAATTGTAATTATTTCTTATAAATACCTATAAAATAAAAAATCCCGACATAGTGTCGGGATTAGTGTCTCGATTAAGATGAACAACCAAAACATTCAAATTCACTATTCTCAGGTTTTGGTGGTAGATTCATATTCGAATAATCTACTTTTGGTGTTTCGGGTGTCGCAACCTTTGGTTTTTGAATTTTAGAAATGTCAACCGCCAAATGTTTAGCCCCCGTAGAAATCGCCTTTGTTCTTACATAGTAACACAAAGTTTTCAAACCTTTCCTCCAAGAGTGGAAATGTGATGATGTGATTTTTGATAGAGTTGGGTTACCCATATAAATGTTCATTGATTGTGATTGGTCAATAAACGGACCTCTATCAGCCGCCATATCAATCAACTCTCTTTGTGAAATTTCCCAAATGGTTTTATATTTTGGAATGAGGTGTTCGATTCTCTTAACCTTTTTGTTATAACTTTTCTCCTCAGGGTCCAAGTAATTGTTAAAGTTAATGTTTTGAATAGAACCTTCGTTCAAGATAATTTCATTCTTCAACTCTTCACACCAAATACCAATTTTTTCAAAATCACTAATAAGATACTTGTTTACAATCATAATCTCACCGCCAACAACTCTTCTATTAAAGATTGCCGAGTGAGCTGGTTCTGTCATTTCATATGAACCTGTAATCTTAGCCGAAGATGCTACAGGCATCTGAGCAGTAAACAATGAATTACAAACACCCCATTTTGCAACATCATCCTTTAATCCGTTCCAATCCCAAAATCCTGAAAGTTCTTCTTCTTTAAGACCCCACATATCAAACTGAAATACTCCTTGTGACATTGGTGAACCTTCAAAAAACTTATATGGCTGGTACTGACCTGTTCTACACAATTCATTACTTTCACTAATAGCAGCGTAATAGATTGTTTCAAAAATATCTTTATTTAATTGACGTGCTTCCTCTGACGTGAAAATATAATCTAACAAGTAGAATACGTCTGCCAAACCTTGAGTTCCAATTGCAATTGCTCTCTGTTCCATTCCACCTTTTCTACCTTGTTCAGTTGAATAGTTATTAATGTCAACAACTTTGTTTAGAGCTCTAACAACTTTTCTTGTTTCATCGTGAAGAAGTCTCAAATCAAACTTACCATCTTTAATGAAATTCTTAAGAACCATAGAAGACAAGGTACAAATTGCCGTTGTGTCCTCATCAGTGTATTGGTAAATCTCATTACACAAATTAGATTGTTTTACAACACCAATGTTTTGGTGATTTGTTTTGTTGTTTGCATTGTCTTTAGAAGACAAATATGGAACACCCGTCTCAATTTGTGACTCAACAATTTTAGACCAAATTGTTTGTGCCGATACTTTCTTACCCAAACCTAAAGCAACTGCTTTGTTGTAGTTGTCTTCATATTCTTGACCATAACATTCTTGTAATGGTTTGACACCCGCCTTTAGAATATCATTAGGACAGAACAAATACCAGTCACCATTTGTTTCAACCGCTCTCATAAAATTATCAGGAATCCAAAGAGCGGTAAATAAATCACGAGCTCTTAATTCTTCAGCACCTGTGTTCTTCTTGATTTCTAACAAATCAATAATGTCTTTGTGCCAAGGTTCAATATAAATTGCCGCGCTACCAGGTCTACGACCTTGTTGATTAAAATATCGTAATGATTCGTTAACAATCTTAAGATACTTTAATAGACCGCCTGCATATCCACCTGAAGAACTGATACGACTTTCTTTACTTCTAATGTTTGACATACACAAACCAATACCAGCAGCGTCTGAAGAGTATGTTGAGATGTCGTTTAACGTTCCTAACAAACCATCTCGTGAGTCGCTATTATTATAATGTAACACACAAGAAGCCAACTGAGGTGTTTTAGTTCCTGAGTTAATCATAATTGGTGTTGCTGGTGAGATTAACTGATTTGAAAGTGAGTTGTAGTATTCAACCGCTTCTTCAAATGTTCTTGTAACCCACAATGCAACTCTCATATACATATGTTGTGGTCTTTCTACAACTTTACCTTCAGGTGTTTTCAATAGATACATTTCTTGGAGAGACCTCCAAGCAAAATAATCAAAATTGTAATCATTCTCGTGTTTAATAACATCATCAATGTTCTTATCACCATACTTGTCAATAATCTTGATTAACGCATCATTAACCACACCACTGTTATTTAACATTCTCATAGTTTCTGAAAAACTATCAGAAGTCTCTTTGTGGTATGAAGAGATTGCAACTGAAGATGCAAGTCTTGAGTAATCGTGGTGACTACCTGTGTATGAGGCAGCAATCTCATAAACCAACTTATCAAGCTCTTTAGTTGTAATATTGCCTTCAGTTGGTACTGAAGTTATAACTTTAATGAAAATTTCATCAGAGTTTACATTGAGACCTTTAGCAGAACGTTTAATTCTTAGATATATCTTCTGAGGATTAAACGAAGCATCGTCTCCATTTCTTTTTTGGATTTTTAGTGACATCATAATTCTACAAATTTAATTAAAAATCGTCAGTAAACGAAATTGTTTCATTTAATTTAGCTTTTTGGTACTCCACAGTTCGTGATTCGAAGAAGTTACCTTTTGTTTCAACAGCAATCTGTTCCATAAATTTAAAAGGTTGTTCAACATTAAACTCCTTCTTACATCCTAATTTAACCAATAAACCATCAACAACAAACTCAAGATATTGTTTCATAAGATTTGAATTCATACCAATTAATGAAACAGGTAGTGATTCAGTAATAAACTCTTTTTCAATCTCAAGAGCCGACAATAAAATCTCTTTAATTCTTTTTTCACTTGGTTTGTTTTCTACGTGATTATTCAACAAGTGAATTGCGAAATCACAATGTAGGTTTTCGTCTTTAAAAATCAAAGCATTTGCATTACATAAACCTTGCATAATACCTCTTGATTTCAACCAAAAAATAGAACAAAATGAACCTGAAAAGAAAATACCTTCAACCGCCGCAAACGCAACAAGTCTTTCTTGGAAAGAAGCATTTTTAATCCAATTCAACGCCCAATTAGCCTTTTTCTGAACTGCAGGTAATCTATCAATAGCGTTGAAACACTCATCTTTTTCATCAGGACTTGATACGTATGTATCAATCAATAATGAATACATTAAGGAGTGAATGTTCTCCATCATAATTTGAAAACCGTAAAAGAATTTTGCTTCAGGGTACTGAACTTCTTTAATAAAGTTTTCCGCCAAGTTTTCATTTACGATTCCATCAGAAGCCGCAAAGAACGATAAAATATTTTTAATAAAGTATTGTTCATTCTCTGAAAGGTTCTCCCAATCTCGTATATCGTTTGACAAGTCAACTTCCTCAGCAGTCCAAAAAGCTGCTTGGTGTTGTTTGTAATACTCCCAAATATCATTATACTGAATTGGGAAAATAACAAATCTGTTAGGGTTTTCTATTAATATCTTTTCCATAATTTAAATTAAGCTTGTTTTTGTTGTTCTCTTTGTTTTCTCTTGTCCAAGAGTTCTTTAACTCTGTCTTTTCTCTTTTCTTCTTGTTGTTCTTCAAATCCTAAGAATGTTGTTGAAGACTCAGTGTCAATAATAATCAATTCATTATCGAACTTACAATTTTCAAACACAATACCGTCAGAACCAATTCTTGACTTTGTGATTGCAATTGTTGCTAATTTCATTTCTTTTTGTTGTAATGTCTTCGCAACTGATATAATCACGTGACCTACTTGTGCCTTCTTGATTGACCCACCCATTTGGTCTGTAGTTACAACTTCAGAAGATATTGATGAACGGTTACCTTGAGTTGCGGTCCAACCAGCAATATTCATTTCGTGACACATTGCCTCAAAGTGTCTCATAACCGAACCTTCAGCCTTCCACTCATCATTTCTAAGATTGTCAGGAACAACACAGTCAATGTAATCCAAAGTAACCATATCAATCTTAGTACCATCAGCAACCATCTTACGAATTTGATTTTTAATCTGATTCATAGTCATAGTATCTGAAGGTAACTTCTTCAATATTAGTTTGTTTGGCATTGAGTTCTGTACTTCTTGTACCTTTTCAATAACCTCATCTTTTCTTGTTGCGAGATTATCA